ATGGAAAACAAAAAACTACAGCATTAGGATTCCCTAGAGAAGGCAGACTTGACCGTTTTGATAAATGGGAACTTATAGACAGAGAGATACCATTTCCAAAAAAGTTGGATGATTTGTGGAATTGGCATCCATGGGTTAATATTGAAATGATTGGTAGTAATGTGATAGAGATTCATCTTAGATATAATGATGATTTTAGAAATCATAAAGGCAAAGTGATTTATCCTGTATGGAAAGACGAAGATTTGCCTCAACCAAAAGGTGGAATATGGTATGATAGTCCTTGTGGTGACAGAATAGGACATTGGGTAATAGAATGATTATAAACGAAGAAACAATGAATAATATAGAATTTAAAATTAGAAACAGAGATGAAATATCTCAACAATTAGTTTACATTCGAGTTTTATCTAGTGAAGCTAAAAGAGTGAGAACTTTTATAAAGAACGAGGAAGAAAAAGGTATCACAGGGCTTGGACATTTAAAAACAACAGCTCGTGTTTTAGAAGAAAGAGTTGACTTTTTAAAAGACAAGATGTATAATATGGATTTGGGAGATTTATTATGAGAAAAAGATGGAAACCAAATGCTAGGCAAGAACTTGCTAAGAAATTAGCAACAGAGTATAGGCTGCCTAGAGCCGAAAGATATGACATGGTCAGTAGAAGCTTCGACAAAAAAGTTGAAGTGATTGGCTATGTTCAAGACCCAACAAAAGACATGAACGATTTTCGTGGTCGTGAGATGTTGTTCCCAAAAAGATGGGTTACTATAGGTGTTTTTTCAGATGATGTTAAAGTACCAGTATAATGTCAAAACATTATACGAATGTTTTATGTCAAGGTAATAAAATACTTTATCGTGGTGTTAATAATGGTAAGAGAGTAAAAGGTAAAGTAGACTATTCACCTAGTTTATTTCTCAGGTCTAAAGGTTCTAAAAGTGATTGGCATGGTATTCATGGAGAATCTTTAGATGCTATGAGATTTGATTCTATACGAGCTGCAAAAGACTTTCAAAGAAAGTATAAAGATATAGATAACTTTGATATTTATGGTATGGATCGTTTTGAATATGCTTTTATTGCTGACCAATTCAAGGGTCAAATAGAATGGGATATTAAGAACATCAACATAGCTATTATTGATATAGAGGTCAGTTCTCAAGATGGTTTTCCAGACCCGTATGAGGCGAGAGCACCAATCACAGCCATTTGTATTCGTGAGTTAAATGGTAATTCAGTTGTCTTTGGTTGTGGTGATTATGATTGTCCAGAAAATGTGAGATACATCAAGTGTGCTGAAGAAAAAGATTTATGCAAACAGTTTTTACAATACTGGCAATCGGATTATCCTGATATTATATCTGGTTGGAATACAAACTTCTTTGATATACCTTATATCATCAATCGTTTTCGTATGCTGTTCGGTGAAGAGTATGCAAAAAAACTTTCGCCTTGGAATAATATATGGGAAAGAAAAGTTGTATTGAATGGCCGTGAACTTATATCATATCATTTATCTGGCGTTAACTCATTAGATTATATTGAACTATACAAATGGTATGCACCAGGTGGTAAATCTCAAGAATCATATAAGTTAGATGCAATTGCCAATGTAGAACTTGGTGAGAGAAAATTATCGTATGATGAGTATGATAGTTTGCATAATCTATACCAAGAGAACTATCAGAAATTTATTGATTACAATATCAAAGACGTTGACTTGATTATTAAACTAGAAGATAAGTTAAAGTTGATTGAAATGGCAATCACTCTGGCTTACGATACAAAGTCAAACTTTGAAGATGTATTTGCACAAACAAGAATGTGGGACTCTTTGATATACAATCATTTACTACCACAAAAGATTATTGTACCACCAAAAAAATTCAAAAAGAAAGTATCTGCCTTTGAAGGTGCTTATGTAAAAGAACCTCAAGTTGGTATGCACGATTGGATTGCATCATTTGACTTGAACAGTCTATATCCACATTTGTTAATCATGTATAACATTAGTCCAGAAACTATTGTGAATAGTGAAGAGTATACAAAAGATATGCAAAAGGTTCTTATGCAAGAAGTAAATGTAGAGTCTTTATTGCATCAAAAGATTGATACAAAGAAATTAGATGGTGTAACACTCACACCAAACGGCCAGTTTTTTAGAACAGATAAACAAGGTTTCTTACCAAAGATGATGGAAGAAATGTATGAAGATCGTAAGAAGTTTAAAAAACAAATGATACAGGCTCAAAAAGATTATGAGAAAAGACCAAGTAAAGATTTAGAAAAACTTATATCAAAACTGAATAATCTACAACTTGCAAAGAAAGTATCACTAAACTCTGCTTATGGTGCTCTTGGTTCACAATACTTTAGATTCTATGACCTAAGACAGGCACTTGCAGTTACTTTGGCTGGTCAGTTATCTATTCGTTGGATAGAAAACAAACTGAACAGGTACATGAATGACTTACTTAAAACAGAGGAAGATTATGTTGTTGCTTCAGATACAGACTCAATTTACCTTAGGCTTGGTGGTCTTGTTAATAAAGTATTTAAGGAAAAACCATCAGCTGACGAAGCAATCAAATTCATGGATAAAGTATGTGATGGAAAGATTCAATCTTTTATTGATAAAAGTTATAAGGATCTTGCTGACTATGTATCTGCATATGACCAAAAGATGGTAATGAAAAGAGAAGCACTTGCAGACAAAGGTCTTTGGACTGCCAAGAAAAGATATATTCTAAACGTATATGATAATGAAGGTGTTAGATATACAACACCTAAATTAAAAATCATGGGTCTTGAGATGATTAAATCATCAACGCCTTATGCGATTCGTGAGAAGATGAAAGAGCTTACTAAGATTATTGTTACAAAAGGTGAAGATGAAGTTCAAGAATTTATTGCAAAGTTCAAAGAAGAATTTAAGAATTTACCACCAGAAGAAATATCTTTTCCTCGTGGTGTGAATGGTATGAAAACATATGTAGATTCTAATTCAATATACAAAAAAGGCACACCAATTCATGTGAGAGGTGCATTGATATACAATCACAATGTTAAAAAATTAAATCTTGATAAAAGATATCCTATGATTCAAGATGGTGAAAAGTTGAAGTTTACATATGTTAAACAACCAAACCCATTGAAAGATAATGTCATATCTTTTCCAACAAGAATACCAAAAGAGTTTGACTTACAAAAGTATATTGATTATGATATACAATTTCAAAAAGGTTTTATAGAACCAATCAAATTTATACTTGAGTGTATTGGCTGGGAAATAGAAAAGACTAATTCATTGGAGAATTTTTTTGGCTAAAGTAGATTACAAAATTTTACCTCTCTTTAGTACACCAATTTTTGTAAAAGAAAATTTACCAATTACCGAAGAAGAGATTAATTATTTAAAATCTACTAAGTTTCAAAGAATGTCCTCAGAAAATGGTGATTATTCAATAGATAAATATGTGTTAGATAACCCACAGACTCAAAAACTCAAACAACATATCTTACATAATGTAAATAGATTTGTATTTGATGAACTTAAAGTCAACTCTAATATTGAGTTTTATATGACAAATTCGTGGGTTGTAAAACATAGTAAAGGGGATTGGGCTCAAAATCATGTGCATACAAACTGTATCTTATCTGGCATATATTATTTTGATGTAACTGATAATTCAGGAGATATCCATTTTGCTAAAGAATATAATCACACAACAGTTTTTCCAATGCACTTAGATTTGGACTATACTGAATGGAATTTACTTAATTGTAAGTCATGGAGTTTTAAGCCAAAAAATAATGAACTCTATCTTTTTCCTCCTTGGTTAGGTCATTCTGTATCAGACAATGAATCAGATCTTGATAGATACTCTATTGCTTTTAATTTTTATGTAAAAGGTAAGATAGGTTCTCAAGAGTATCAATTGGAAATAAAATGACACAAGCCATTTTACCTTTTCTCACAGCAATTGCTTTATCAGCGATTGCAGCTTACTACTCAGTTATAGGTTTAGCACAGATTTTTCCAGGTTCATTTTGGCCAATTATTGTAATGGGTACAGTATTAGAAATTGCCAAATTAGTTACAGTATCTTGGTTATATAATAACTGGAAAGAAACTATTTTGGTTATGAAAGTATATTTTATCACAGCTATTATACTTGTGATGTTAATTACTTCTATGGGTATATTTGGTTTTCTTTCAAGAGCTCACATTGAATCTAACATAATAGTTGGTGCAAATTCTGTACAAGTGAAACAGATAGAACAAAGAGAAAAGTTAATTAGAGAAAGATTAACTTACTTGTATAGGCAGGCAGGTGATGACCCAGAAAAAGTGGCAAGAACAACTGATAGACAAATACGAAATGCACAAGCACAATTAGTAGAACTTACAAAAGAAAAATTACCATTATTGAGAGAAGAAAATATATTAAGGGCAGAAGTAGGGCCAATCATGTTTATCGCCGAGTTATTATATGATAAAGATGATACAAAGTTTATAGATAAAGCCGTAAGATTTGTTATATTCATAATTATATTTGTGTTCGACCCGTTAGCAGTTTTACTTTTGATAGCTGCAAATCAATCTTACAAAAAATATAAAATAAAACCAAAACCACCAGCACCAGTAAAGAAGGCAAATCGAAAGAAAAGGCTTGACTTACCAGCTAGTCCTAGTTTAGAATCCTTCTTTATAGATAAAGATAAAATGTTGGTGCCTAAAAATCAAATTGCAAAAGTGAGAGGAATGAAATGAGTTTACTAGACAAATTAAAAAAGAATACTACGATTAAAGAATCGTCAATACTTTCTAAGTCAAAATTCTTTAGTCAAAAAGATATGGTACAAACAGAAGTACCAATGATTAATGTTGCCCTTTCAGGTTCACTTGATGGTGGCATAACACCAGGTTTAACAATGTTGGCAGGGCCATCAAAACACTTTAAGAGTGCATTTGGTTTGTTACTTGCCTCTTCATACTTGAAAAAATATAAAGATGCAATTGTATTGTTTTATGATTCAGAATTTGGCACACCACAAAAATACTTTGAAACATTTGATGTTGATATGAATAGAGTTTTACATACACCGATTACAAGTGTAGAAGAACTTAAAATTGATATAATGAATCAGTTACAAGATATTTCAGCTGAAGATAAAATAATTGTTATTATAGATTCTATTGGTAATCTAGCTTCAAAGAAAGAAGTTGATGATTCAATAGAAGGTAAAACAGTTGCTGATATGACAAGAGCTAAAGGTATAAAGTCTTTGTTTCGCATGATAACACCTCACCTCACTATCAAAGACATACCTTTAGTTGTTGTCAATCACACATATAAAGAAATTGGAATGTTTCCAAAAGACATTGTTGGCGGTGGTACAGGTTCTTATTACTCTGCTGACACAATCTGGATTCTTGGTAGACAACAAGATAAAGGTAAAGATGGTTTACAAGGTTACAACTTTATCATCAATGTAGAAAAATCTAGGTATGTAAAAGAGAAATCTAAAATACCAATCACAGTATCATTTAATGGTGGTATGCAAAAGTATTCTGGTTTATTAGATTTAGCAATCGAAGCTAAGTTTGTAACGAAGCCATCACCAGGTTGGTATGCAAAGATAGACCGTAAAACGGGCGAAGTTGGTGCAAAAGTACGCTTAGATGCCACACAAACAAAGGAATTCTGGTATCCTATACTAGAGGACAATCAGTTTAAAACATTTGTACAAGAAAAATATCAAATAGGTTATGGGAATATATTGAATGATGAGATTAGAACAGACGATACTAAAGAACTTAGTTTACAATGAAGAATTTACAAGGAAAGTATTACCTTTTATTCAGATAGAATACTTTGCTGATTCAATAGAAAGAAAAGTATTTAAAGAGATACAAGAGTTTGTAAATCGTTATGAGAAGTTACCTTCACATGAAGCTCTTGTAATTAACTTTACAGAGAAAAAAGAACTCACAGAAGATGAGGTTTCAAAATCAGTAGAGCTTCTTCATGAACTCAAAAAAACAAAAGATGAAAAAGTAGATATTACTTGGCTTACAGAACAGAGTGAAAAGTTTTGTCAAGACAAAGCTATCTACAATGCAATCATGGATTCGGTTGCAATACTAGATGATAAAAGTACAAAGAAAGCAAAAGGTGAAATACCAAAACTATTGAGTGATGCACTTGGTGTTTCATTCGACAGGCACGTTGGTCATGATTACATGGACGATTACAACGAAAGGTATGACTTCTATCATAAAGTAGAAAGTAGAACGAAGTTTGACCTTGACTTGATGAACAAGATTACAAAAGGTGGTCTACCAGATAAAACTTTGAATGTATTGATGGCAGGTACTGGTGTTGGTAAAAGTTTGTTTATGTGTCATATGGCATCAGCTTGTTTATCTCAAGGTGATAATGTTTTGTATATTACATTAGAGATGGCTGAAGAAAAGATTGCAGAAAGAATTGATGCAAACTTATTGAACATTAGTTTGAATGAACTTAGGTCCGTATCAAAAGAAGATTACGAAAACAAATTCAAAGTGTTGAGGTCTAAGACACAAGGTAAGTTAATCATCAAAGAATATCCAACGGCGGCTGCTTCAACATTACATTTCAGAGCCTTGTTAAGTGAATTGGCGATGAAGAAACAATTTAAACCAAATATTATATTTATTGATTACTTGAATATTTGTTCATCATCAAGAGTAAGACCAGGTGGTACAATCAATTCTTATGTGTATGTAAAAGCAATTGCAGAAGAACTCCGTGGTCTTGCAGTTGAGTATGAACTACCAGTTGTATCAGCAACACAAACAACAAGGTCTGGTTTTACAAATTCAGATCCAGGTCTTGAAGATGTTTCAGAATCATTTGGTCTACCAGCGACTGCTGACTTTATGATTTCTTTAGTATCAAACGAACAACTTGAAGAACTAAATCAGATAATGGTCAAACAACAAAAGAATCGTTACAATGACCCAAGTTATTACAAGAAGTTTATTCTTGGTGTTGATAGAGCTAAGATGAGATTATATGATGTAGAACAAGGTGGTCAAGATGATATATTAGATGCAGGTCAAAATAACGGTCCTGATAAACCGCTAAATACATTTGGCACAAAAGAAAAATTTGATGGATTTAAAGTATGAAAATAACTAGAGAACAAGCATTACATGGCGCCAAAGCCTTTTCAGATTACTTTGATCGTTTTAAAAGTATCGCTGATTATATGCGAGATCAAAAACTAAATGCAGTTTCGGATATGCCTGTTGGTCTTCCAGGTATGGGGCCCGAACTAGATTTGTTTAATGAATATGATATGCACCCAGAAGATATGAATATTGAAGTTCATAGAATGAAACAAGGACTATGGGATAATTATCTATCAATCATTACATCACATTCAAACATGGTAAGTGTACCAGGTAAAGAATTAAGATTAGGTGTATTAGAAAAGAATACAAACAAATGGCTTGGTTTCATTCGTCTTGGTTCACCAGTAATCAACATGAAACCTAGAAACCAATTACTTGATTGTGTATTCACTCAAGATGCAAAAACAGCCAGATCATTTAATCAGACAACTGTTATGGGCTTTTCTATTGTACCATCACAACCATTTGGTTTCAATACACTTGGTGGTAAATTACTTGCAGCTATATGTTGTTCACATCATGTTCGTGAGATGATGAACAAGAAATATCCAGGTATGAATGTATGTTTGTTTGAAACGACCAGTTTGTATGGGTCATCAAAGTCTAGTTCACAGTATGATGGTATGAAACCATTTCTCAGATTCAAAGGCCTTACAGACTCTAATTTTTTACCATTGATGCACGGCAAACCATATGAAGATTTAAAAGATTATATGGAAGGTGCAGTTGGTGGTCCGGTTGTACCAGAAGATGCTTCATCAAGAAAACTTAAAATGTCTACAAAAATACAGGCTCTTATCAAGGCTAGTTTAGATGGCGAAGATTTGAAACGATACAATGATACAATTAAGAATGCTCTTAATTTGACTGAAAAGAAACGATATTACGCCTCTTCCTATGGTTTCTCAAACTTTGTTGATGTGGTGACTGGTAAGACAGATAAGTTGGTTCCAGACAAGGAGAACTACGATAAGCACCATCTGGAGAACGTAATTAAGTGGTGGAGAAAGAAAGCATCAAACAGATATGTGTCACTTAAAAACGACAAAAGACTTAGAAAAGAGTTAGAAGTATGGACAGGAGATAAAGAGATTGATATTATTCGGTAGTTGTGTTATCATAAATACAATAGTTACTACAATTAAGGAGAAAAATTATGGTAATGGCAGCTACAGCAGAAGCGGAAGGAGCACAGGCTTTGTTTTCATACATCGCTGATGTTTTAGGTACGGTAAAAGTAAACCGATTATGGAAACCTTATTTGAAAGGTGAAAAAAACTACACACAATTTAAGGAAGAGTTTAAAAGTGAAATAGACACAGGTTTTAGGACTAAGGCCATAGAAACTGATTTACCAAAATCTCAAATTTTATCTTACTTAGGTAAAGATAATACAGGCAAGTCCTGGTTCATATCATCTCTTCTGATAGCCGAAAAACTAATTAAAGATATTGATAAAATTGATTCTAATTTTAGATACATTAAGAGACCAGGTTGGGGTGATGTTTTTTACGCAAGAGGTGATAAAGAGGTCATGGGTGTATTATCTAAATTATTTAAAGTAGCTAATGATTTTTCAAAGAAAGAGGATGGTAGGCCTTTTTTTGGTGACATAAACAAGTGGTCGCCAGCTGACATTTACTTTGCGACCGATAAGGCTAAAAAAATGTTGAAATCTACATTATCTGATCCTCAAACAAAAGCTGGTAATTTTAGATTTGCTGAATTAAATGAAATGATTTTTAAATTAATAGACAAAGGTCAATTACTGCCCTTATCATTAAAAAAAGTAGAAAGAACAGCAAACATAGTTGAAGTAAATTTCAATCGAAAAAAAGAGGAAAAATTACTTGCAGATACATTTGTTGTCGGTCCACAAAAATTTAATTTGATGACTGGTAAATACCAAATTAATAAACAGAAAAAAACTTTTGCATGGGTCAAGGATTATCCTATTGGCAAAGGTGCTTTTAGAGAAATAAAAATAGATGTTAAATCCGGGAACAAAGATGGTTTTATTCAGATAAGACATACTCCGGCCTCAAAAGGTAAACCACAAAAAGGTGTCAAGGTTATATTTGGATATAAAGGTGATGCAGCTCTAGGTGGTCAGTTAGTTGGTATACCGCTATTTACTAAACAAATTTCTTTGATAGATAAAGGTTTTGCTAAGAAATTATCAGATACATGGAATCAAAACTACAAAAAGTTTGAAGAAGATGCAAACATTTATATAAAATCAATTGGTGGTAGATTGTATAAAGGTAATAAAGAACAAAGAGAAACATTTAATAATGATATGGGTGCTATAAGTGGTCTAACAGTTATGAATGCTATTAGACCATTAATTAGTGCTTATTTTAAAAATCCAAAGGAGAAACAACATAAGGTTCTAAGAGCTTTATTTGCTTATGTAACATCTAGGTCGATAAATTCTAGTCCTTTTGTAATCGCAAAATGAACTTTACAGAATTTTTACAAGAAGCCAGACAAGACAAGAATCTTCACTTAGAACATTTAGAAGATAATATCTTGAATCGTGGTGTCGCTGGCGCCAGAGAGTCAATCAACTTTTTACAATCGTTGAGAGATATGCTTGCAGGTAAATCATCATCTAAAATAAATGTTACAACAAAATGGGATGGTGCCCCAGCTGTTTTTGCTGGTATAAATCCTGCAAATGGTAAGTTCTTTGTTGGTACTAAATCAGTATTCAATATAACACCTAAATTAAACTACACAGATAAAGATATAGATAAGAACCACCCAACTGGTGGTTTAAATGAAAAACTTAAAACAGCCTTGGCCTTTTTACCAAAACTTGGTATCAAAGGTGTATTACAAGGCGACATGATGTTTACAAAAGGAGATATAAAGAAAGAAACGATTGAAGGTGAAAGATACATTACATTTCAACCAAATACTATTGTCTACGCTGTGCCAGAAAATTCTATCTTAGCTAAGAAAATGCAGGCCGCTCAACTAGGTATTGTTTTTCATACCTCCTACTCCGGTAGGACACTCAGCACAATGAAGCCATCTTTTAACATAGACATTGGTAGATTACAACCAACAAAAGATGTTTGGTTTCGTGATGCTTCTTTCACCGACGCCTCTGGTACCGCCACATTTACAGAGGCTGAAACAAGACAGATTACAAATATACTCTCTCAGGCAGGTAGAACATTCAGAACAATTAGCCCATTAGTGTTAAATCGTTTATCACTTAATGATAAAATATTGATGGAAATAAAAACATTTAATAATAAATCAGTTCGTGCAGGTCAAAAGATAAGAAACACAAATGTACATACAATAAACTTAATAAGATTTGTTGAAGATAAATTAAATAAAGAAATACTTAAAGCAAAAAGAGCCGACACAAAAAGAAAAAGGCAAAAAGAAAAAAGTGAAATGATGAGATTTTTTAGATCATCAGCGATGCAGTTAGTACAGATATTCAATCTAATGAATCAAATTGTTGATGCTAAACTAATTATTATTCGTAAGTTACAAGAGATGCGACAAGTTACAAATTCATTTGTTAGAACAGATGATGGTTTCAAGATTACAAACCCAGAAGGTTTTGTTGCAGTTGACAAATTATCTGGTGGTGCATTGAAACTTGTTGATAGATTAGAATTTTCACACCAAAACTTCACAGTTAAGAAACAATGGGATAAGTAAAATGGCATACGATATAGACAAAATATTACATGAGTATGGAGATATTGACTTTGGCTTTACAGCTGTTGATGAAACAGAATACGAACAAGTCAAAGAAAAATTAGAGAAGGAAAGTTACCAGAAAGACATAACAGTAGAGCAATATAAAGAAAGAATGAAAGATTTAGAACAAATAATTATGCCTTTCCTAACTAACCTATATAAATCCAGAGAACAGGCTTATATTCATTGGCCTAATCGTGGTAATTTATTAGAAAAACAAATGCAAAAAGTTTTAAAATTAACGAGAGGATAATGAGTAATCCAAGAATCGCAAGGAAAAAAGGTCAACCAGCAAAATCTAAAAAGCACTCAGACCTCTACACAGACGAGGATCCGAAAGGAACAATCCACGGACTTAAATTCGCAAGTAAGTCTGATGCAGAAGCTTCAGTACGAAAGATTAAGTCAAGCGGACGATCCCACGCCCATAAGATTCAAGCAGCGATAGCTATGGAACAAAGAGCTAGAGTGATGGGTAAAACCGGTGCGGCTGCCGTATATCGTTCTTTCATAAATTCTATGAAAAGAAAAACTAAAAAGATGAATGAAGCTGCATACAAAGGAAATTTAGGTGTTATGGAGTTAGTAAACTTCCATTCTAAGGCAACACCAGAACAAAAGAAACAATTAAGTTCACATATGAAGAATAAAAAACATAAAGAGTTTAGAGATTTAATTCATAGTGTTACTGGTGTAAAATTACATAAGAGTGTAAATGAAGATAGTTCACCATACAATGAGTGGACATATGCCGAACCTGTTAAGTATTCAAAGCATCTAACCAAAACATTTGGTCAACCTGATGAACTTACTGGTGAAAGAGCAGTTTGGTATGGTAAAGATGGATTTAAAAGAATTGTGGTATTAGACGAACACATATTACATGGTTCTCCTGCACCACATTATGATTTTGTTTATAGTTACATTGATCTAAAAGTACCACATGAATTTGCAGAAGATATGGTAAACAGTAGTGAGTCAATACTTTTAGACTTTCTTAAAAACGAAGTTGGTGCAAGGTGTGGTTCACTTACAGCAAATGCAGTAACACTTAATTATGTTTTAGATGTAGTCGCAGGTCGAGTAAAACCAAGTAAGAAAGAGTATGAAAAAAGAATTTTAGAAATGAGAAAGATGTTTGAAACTGGTAAGACATACACAAATGATTGGTGGCCAGATGAAACAAAAGATGCAGACCCTAAGAACCCATATTACAAAGAAGGTTCAGTAGAAGAAGAATATGGTGCAGGTGAAGAAGGCACAAACAAGGTTGTAAAAAAATATATGAGTGATACACCTTTCTCAAAGATGAAAAAATTTAAGAACTATATAAAATAAAAAACTGGAGTTTATTATGAGAAATTTGATTATAGGTTGTGCTAGCAACTACGATTGGTCTACTTTACAATATTGGTGTAACTCAATCAATCAATCTGGCTTTAAAGGTGACAAAGTTTTAGTCTTGATGAATTGTGATAAAGATACAGTTGTCAAAGTTGAACAGGCCGGTTTTAAAATCATAGGCTTCAACAAAGATAATGATGGTAATTTAGTGCATGACTCAAAAATGCCACCTCATGTTGAGAGATTTTTACATATTTACGAATACCTAAGAAGAGCAGAACCATATGATTGGGTTGTTACAACTGATGTAAAAGATGTAATCTTTCAAAGTGATCCATGTAAGTTTCTTGAAGATGAACTTTCAAAAAGCTATGAAAATGGTGACATCATGAGTGTATTACACGACTTAGCTTTTGCCTCAGAAAGTATATTATATAAAGATGAACCATGGGGTAATCAAAATCTACTTGATACTTTTGGTCCTTATGTTCACGATATTTTCAAAGAGAATGAAATCTATAATGTAGGTGTTTTAGGTGGCACAGGTGAGGCTATGAAATCTTTGATGATTAATATATTCTCAGCTTGTATGGGTAAACCAATATCAATTTGTGACCAATCTACATTTAACTTTATGATTTCACAACCCCCTTACAAAAGAACTTCAAAGTATTATAAGTCCGAAGATGGTTGGGCTTGCCAATTAGGCACGACTGTTGACCCAGCTAAGATAGAAGATTTTAAACCGAAACTATTAGAGAAATCACCAATAATGGAAGCGGGCACAGTTAAAACTTCTACAGGAAAACCCTTTACAATTGTTCATCAATATGATAGGGTACCAGCATGGCGTCACATAATAGAAATGAAATATGCAAAATGAAAATAGCTTTATGTATATCTGGGCAACCTAGATGTTTTGAAAAAGGTTATGAATATCACTACAAAAACATCATAGAAAATAATGATGTTGATGTTTTTATTCATACATGGAAATCTGCTAGTTTAAATGAGTTGATAGACCTTTACAAACCAAAAGGTAGTATGATAGAAGAGTCGGTGAAACCAAACTTATCAAAATATACAAGGGTACCACCGCCTCAACCAAATTGGAAGGTTAAGAACCCAGCTCTTTCAACTTATGCACAACTATATGCAATTAAAAAATGCAATCAACTTAAAGTACAAGAAGAGATTAAAACTAAAATAGTTTATGATTGGGTCATACGTTCAAGATTTGATTTTGCAATTAATGTTCCTATACCTTTTGATGAACTAGATAATAATAAATTACATATACCAAATTGTAGAATGACACCTGAAAGAGATTTTGGTAATGACCAGTTTGCTTTTTCTGGTTCAAGAGTAATGAACGCCTATGCTAAAGCATTTGATTATATTGATTATCATTATGACAAAGGCACACAAATGATGTGTGAAGATTTAATGAGTGCTAATTGGAAATATCATGACATGATTGGTGAAAACTTAGTTTATTGTAACATCAATCATCCTTTTCCTCCAGGTAAATACAACGGAACTTGGCACTCTTTGATTAGAGAGGATTTTGAACAATGGGCAGTTTGATTATATGTATGGCTGGTTTAAATACTAGATTTCATGATGTTGGTTTTGATGTACCAAAATATTTATTACCATGGCGTGATACTTGTATTGTAGCCGCAATTGTTGATGAGTTTCAAAAAGATTATAAGTTTGATGATGTAATATTACTTGCAAATAAAAGAGATGAATATTTTAAAAATGATTTAGTCAAAGAAATAGAAAAGATAGGTCTTTCAGAAAAGAATATACATTATGTTGGTGATACAAATGGTCAAGCACACACAGCTTATATTGGTGCGACATTAGTTAAAGATGAACAAAAACCAATATACATTCATAATGCAGATACATTTCTAACAAATAGAGATTTTAAAGATATAGAAGATAAGTTAATTGGCATAACTGGTGCGAGAGCTTATGTTGATATATTTGTTGCAAATAATCCTAATTACTCATATGTCAAAAAAGAGGGTGAACATATTTTAGGTATAGTAGAGAAGGATGTAATTTCACCATTTGCAAGTTCTGGTTTATATTGTTTTCATTCAGCTTGGGAATATAAAGATTGTTTTGAGAATATAAATAATTCTAAAGAGATATACATAGCAGATATAATATCTAGTGTATTGGATATGAATAGTAAAGTTATGACAAATGAGTTAGTAACAAATCAAGAAACTATTGTTCTTGGTTCACCTGAAGAATATAGCATGGAATATACAAAATGGCAAATAAAGAAACGAAACTAAAAGGCGGGTCGTTAAGTTCAACAACTTTAATTGATTATGGCGACAAAAAGATTGTAAGAAAAAAAGTATCTCTTTTTAAAGACCGTGAGTATGGTTATATGAGATGGTATAGCCAACTTAAAAAACTACAAAAGTTTGAATCTGATTTACCAGGTTTATTTCCTAGAATCTTAAATGTATCTTGTGATGAACACAACGCATATTTTGATTTAGAGTATCTTCAAAACTACAAAAACATATCTGAAATATTATCAGATGCAAGTTTAGCCGAATATGAGGTTGAAAAAATATACCATGCCTTTGTAACTGGTCTTAGAGCAATACATAAAATTTCATATGCACCTAATCCAGGAGCACCTCTTTTATATTTCAAAGAAGAGGTAGAACAAAAAATAGATGATGCTAATAAATTTGAAGCTTTTTTTAATTTCTATAATTTAGGAACATATGAGTATGATGGCCGGATAGTTCATGGTATCACTAATTACTTTGATGAACTTAGAAACTATTTTACTGAATTAGAATTAGAAAGTGAAGAGCAAATACATGGTAATCCTACCCTTGAAAATACAATGTATTCTTTCGTAGATGATAAAGTTGTATTCATAGACCCATATGAAGAGAGTATAATTGATACTAAGTTTTTGGATTATGCAATGGTTCTTCAAAGTAGTCGTAGTCATTATGAAATATATAATAAGGGTTTTGTTAGATATGAAGATGAAATGCCAATGATAATTATAGATGGTGTCATACCAGAACCATTAAAACATTTTAATCATTTGTTTCAATCTGATTTGAAATCAGAAGATAAAAGACTTGTTGATATTTTAGAAGCTACACAATTCATTCGTATGTTACCATTTAAATGTGCAGCTGGTCATTTATCACACGCTAAATATTTTTATCTTCATGCCTGTAAACTATTGGGGAATTGTTTTAGTGAATAATCTTTTAGTGAATTTTAATCAATCAAAAAGAACTTGGCAAGTAGATGCCTCCTTACCAATCTCATTTACAATACATTATTCAAAAGATATTTTTGATCCTAAAAATCATGACTTAATCAATTATAGTGATGGTAAAAGATCATTGATTATTTGTGATGAAACTGTATATGATTTGTATGGTGAACAAATCACAAATTATTTTACTACGATAAAACAAGATTATGATCTATTGAATATTGGTTGTTCTGAAGCAAATAAAACATGGAACACAACAAATAAAATATTAGAGTTCTTTGAAGAAAATGAAGTAGCAAGAAGAGAACCAATTATTGCAATAGGTGGTGGTGTTTTATTAGATATTGTTGGTTTTGCTTGTAGTATATTCAGAAGAGGGATACCTTACATAAAAATACCAACAACTCTTTTGGCCATTGTAGATGCCTCAGTTGGTGTAAAAGTTGCAACAAATCATTTTGAAAGAAGAAATAGACTAGGTGCATACTACCCACCAATTGCAACACTCATAGATAAAAAGTTTGTAAAGACTCAAGATGAAAGAGAAATAGTAAATGGTCTTGCAGAGATATTTAAATTAGCTGTAATCAAATCTGAAGAATTATTTGATTTGATGGAAGAAAATAGTCATCAGTTAATTGAAGAGAAGTTTCAATATGGCGCTGTACCAGTTCGTGTAATCAATCTTGCTATAACAGAAATGATAGAAGAGTTATCACCTAATTTATGGGAAAAGAATTTAGATCGTTGTGTAGATTTTGGACATACATTTAGTCCACTTATAGAAATGAGAAACATGGAATATTTGTTACATGGTGAAGCCGTAACATTAGATTGTTTGTTTAGTTCTTGTATTGCATATCATAGAAACTTACTTTCACATACAGATTTGATGAGAATATTTAACTTAGCCAAAAATCTAAAATTACCTACAAGACATCCAGCTTTTATGAATAGTGATGAGATTAAAGAGTCATTATCTGATACTATGAAACATAGAAATAATAAACAAAGAATACCGGTACCTGTGAGTATTGGTAATTATAAATTTATAAACGATCTTTCAGAACAAGATATACTCAAGGTTACAAAAATTTATGAGGCACTTTCATGACTATAAAACCAAATATATTTAAGAAAAGAGTTTTAGTTACTGGTTCAACAAAAGGTATTGGTAGAGCCATAACAGAAAAATTTTTAAATGAAGATTATGAGGTTGTAGGTTTTGCTAGAAGTGGTGCTAATAAATTAACTCACGAAAGTTATCAGCATTGTACTGCCGATATTGGAATTCCAGATATGGTTGAAGCTTTATCTAATAGATTATCCGATAAGAAGATTGATATATTGGTTAACAATGCAGCTGTTTTTGAATACAAACCTTTTGTTGATATGAATTGGCAAGAAATACAATACATGGTAGATGTTAATTTAAAAGGTGCTATGTATGTTACTAAGTATTTTTTACCTTTGATGAATGATGCCTCTAAAATATTTTTTATAAACTCAGTTGCAGGTCTTGAACAGTTAGAAAATCAATCTGTATATTGTGCAACAAAACATGGTCTTACAGCTTTTGCTGGTATTCTTGGTAAAGAATTAAAAGAAAGAAAAATTAAAGTAACAAGTATACATCCAGGTGGTGTCAATACACCAATGTGGAAAGACAATGTAGATTTTCACGATAAGTTAGATGAGTTATTGAGACCTGAAGATGTAGCAGATATGGTTTACTATATCTCACAACAACACTATAATGTAGAAACTAAAACAATTAAAATGTACCCAGAGATAGAATGGCATCAATAGTACCTGATAAGAATTTATTTATTGTAACTTCAGCTTTAGAACCTACAATTGGTGTAATAAGTAAAGAAGATAGATTTAAACAAACTATTGCAACTTTAGAAAATTTAAGAGAGAAAGTACCAAACGCTTTTATCTTATTTTCTGATGGTTCACCAGGTGCCTGTGATGATAATAGTATGAATCAGATTGCTAAGTTTATTAACGGTGCTGTATATTGGGCCCATGATGAACAGATAAGAGAGTTATCTCAAACTGGTAGAAAGAGTGAGGCTGAAATTGCTCTATTACTCAAAACACTTTTCTTATTAAAACAACATCCAGATTTAAGTAAGTTAATGTATTCTGTAAAAAGAATTTTTAAGTATTCAGCTAGATCATTACTACAAAATAAATTTAAAATCAGCATTTATGACAATGCTAAATTATATGGTAAATATGTTTTTAAAGAAAGATTACCAAGTTGGACAGATAAGAGTATAACAGATCATTTATTCATTACTAGATTTTTTTCTTTATGTCCATCTTTGGTGGATGATTACATTAGAACTTTAAATAAGGCCCTAAACACTTG